TGGAACGCACCGAGCGGCATTGCCACACCAGTCCCGTCTGCCGTGATGTGCTCGTTGACCGTGTTGACGATCTGACCACCGATGACGCTCTGCACCGCAGGGGCCAAGTCGCCGGTCATGTCGTCGGCCAGCGTTTCGTCGCCCAGCTCCGTGTACCCAGCGTACTTGTACACCGTCAGGAGGCGTTGGAGGAACTTGGGCTCAAACTCAGGCTTGGTTGCGGCTTCCCCAACGATGGTGACAGCCGCGATGCCCGCCATCGGGCGGCTCGTGCCCGTCGCATCCGTCTGGACGAGATACGGGATACGCAGCGTACGGCCACGCACGGAGAACCGACGCGCCGTAGCGAACAGACCGCCGACTTCGACGGGCACTTGGAAAATAGACTCGACTTGCTGGAGCGGGAGCAGGAACTCCGCACCAGAGGGATCGCCGGAGCCGGCCGTGATGGTGCGCGTGGTAAACTCTTCCAGCGCCCCGAGCACCTGTGCCTGACGGGGCGTAAGCGGCTTCACGCTGGCGCGGGCCACGGCGAGGATCAACCCGTTGGGACCACCAAACGCTTCGCGCACTGTCTCGCGCAGGGTGCGGACCTGCGTCTCATACGTCGCCTCTTCTGGAGCAGACCCCGTGTGCGGAGCGTTGCGCGTGGTCGGCGTGCCCAGTCCACCCTGATCCTCGATTTCTTCATCGGGCGTGAAGTTGGCAACGGCGGCGGCGCGCATTTCGAGCGCCTTCGAGGACTCTTCGATCTTGCGTACTTCGTCTGCCGACAGCGTGACGCTGACATCCATCAGTTGCGCGCGAAGTTCTGCGGCTTCGTTTCGCAGTACGGCAGCGGCGTCCGCTGCGGCACGGCTTTTGGTCTTGATCGCCATGTGGTGGCCTCTTTATGAAGTCAACGTGAGGCTGCGGCGGTATGCCATCAGCCGGTCGTCCATTGTGGCATCACAGGGCTCGTCGCCGCCGTGTCGGGGTGCTGCGTACTGCGAAGAGGAGTCGTCCTCGCTCTTGTTGTACAACCGTGTCAACATCGTATCCATCTCTGCGCGAGTCAACTGCCGCGCCGCTTGCGAGAGCAGGGCTTCGAGTGTTTCTCTAGAAACACTTCGGACACCGTTCACCGTGGACCCTGGTACCGCGTTGCGTGGCGCGAGGCTAATCTCGTCTAGCTCGATCTCGGAGAAGTCGTACACGTCTTGGTCTCCTGACCGCGCCCAGTTGCCCGACCGCTCAAAGAACCCGATAGACAATCCGGTTTCCCCGCCGGCCAGCATGACGGCGCGCACGTACTCTTTCTGCTTGCGCCCCGCTTCCGTGTCGAACAGATCCGCGACCATCGCTTCCCCGTCGCCCACAGCGTCAAGCGACCGGACCACGCCGACGTGGGTGTCCGTCCCGTAGCCGTCACCGAACCCGTGGTTTACAAACAGCTTTACCTTGCCTGACCGGACTTTCTCGCGGGTCTTGTCCATGCACCCGCGCAGAAAGCGCGTGCCGTAGGCGTCGATCACGTCGTAGCGAACCGCTACGCCGGTCAAGCGGCCACATACGCCCTCTGACAAGCCTCCTTCCTCAACCGACACCGCCGTCATGCGTACCTGCAAGATCGGCATCGTGGCGCTGCGCTTCATGGTGTGCCCTCTCGGTCAGAATACATCGTGGTGCAGCGGCAGTTGGTAACTTCATCACTCGACCCGTTCGGGTCATGTGCGTACCGTAAGCCGTTCGGGAACGCCGACCCCATGTCGATCCAACCTGCTCCGTCGCATCGAATGTGGGACTCCCTGACGCGCAGGTCACGCTGGGACAGCCACCGCTTTTTCCGCACCGTAGGCGCTTCCGACGCTACCATCATCTCTGCGTGGTTCAACAGGCCGACCGATTCTGTCGCCGCCACTCGCTTCGCTAACCCCTTCCAGTCTAACGCTCGCAAGGCAGCGGCCAACTCCGGGGCGCTAATGTTGGCGGCCCGCGCCAGCGTCGTGATCTCGCTGATCCGGCGAGCGATGGTGTCGCCCATGCTGCGCGCCAACGTCTCTAGCCGCACCCTGATCCCCGCGCGGAATGTGGGGGTGTCCGTGTTGAATGGCAACGCAAGTTCCTCGGCCATCTCCTGAGCGGCCCGCTCCATCATTACCGACATCCGGCGCATGAAGAGGCGTTCGATCATGCGGCGCACCGCGCCAGTCACGCCGAACACTCCGGGCAGCGCGCCGAGAAACCGATCCCACCACGGGTCACTTTCAGAGCGCACGACCCCACCATCTGCGGCAATCTCCATGAGCCGGATCACGGAGCGCACGGCTTCCTCGTACGCTTCGCTCGCCATCTCCTCGATCATCGGCTCCAGCGCGCGGGCTCGCTCGTCAAAGACGGCCCACGCCGCATCTTCCTCTTCGGTGGACAGGTCCGGTGCGCCCCCTGTCCTCACGCGGGACGCCACGGCGGTGCGGGCGTCCGGCGCGGGCGCGCTTGCTTGGCGCTCGGTGTTGTTGTTGGCGTCGGTGATCCCGTTGGGGCCATCGACCTGTTCGCTGACCGTCGCGCCTTTGGCTACCGCGCCGGCCGTCTTGGCTGCCGCATCGACTGCTGCCGCTTCTTCCGCTCGCTCATTCGCTGCCAAGGCCTCTTCGATAGTCTGGAGCATCGCCGCTTCGGTGGTGTGCTGGGCGTCCATCTGCTCCGGTAGTCCGTTTTCTGCACGGGCCTCCTCGATGGTGACGATGCGCGAGGCAACCATCACAGCACTCCGCTGGGCAATCTCAGTCGGCGTTTCGATAATGGCGGCAATCGCGGACGGGGAGAATCGCGCATACACCGACCCGAACTCTGGGGTCAGACTGATGTCGAGCGACTCTTGGATCTCCAGCCGCATCGGCGCGCACGTCTGCTGTTCTAGCCGACGCCGCGCCTCTTGATACTGCGATCCCGACAGACCGCCTTCCTGTCCTTTCGCACTGGACGCTCCGACCATGCGCGGATCTACGCCGAACGCCGCACAGATGTCTTCGCGTGTGATGCCGCGCAGCGACGGGAACTCCAGATCCTTGAGGCTATGCCCAATAACTTGCAGCGACTCGACACCGCCCATGAAGCGTGTACGACCACGCTCGCCCTGCTCTACCATCTTCTCGTGCCACGCCTCTTCGGCGCGCTTGAGCGACTCGATGCCGACGCCCTGCCGACCGAAAAACACAAGGGCCGGGATGCCGCTATTGTGGAGGATTTGCCGCACGTAGTCCGACGCTTTCGTGTCGGTTAATATCTGCTTGAGCGCGGCCAAGGCTCGGGGGAACCCGAAGTACATATCGGGGTCGATCAGCAGGTCTTTTGTGTGGATCATGTCAGTCCACGGGCTAACGGCTTGCCGACCGTCGCCGCGCGACCACACGTAGGCCAGGATGTCGCTACTCGCCTCGTCCACGACGATGTTCTGCAACCGCTCCGGGTGAATGACTCGGAGCCGGCTGACCGTCCCGTTGGCGTTGCGCGTGATGTGGGCGTAGGCGTTGCCGTAGAGCGCAAAGTGCAAGGCTTGCGTGCGTCGGAACCGATGCCCGGACCACTGTGGGGCTGGCTGGTCCAAGAGCTGCTGGAGCGCATCGCGCGGGTTGAGTGCAATCTCCCCGTTGGCCGTGACCGTGTACGACTCCAGCCGCGCCGTCGCGATCTGGTCGGCAATGATCCGGGCACACGCATTGACGATGGCGTTGGCCTCGAAGCCTTCACGACGCAGCGCCTCGCCATCTCGGCGGTAGTCGGCGGCTTCCATCCCGCGCACCATGGAGAACCCGGCATCAACCTCGGCGGCGTACGGCGAAAAGTCGTCCATCTTAGGGCCAGCGAACGACCCGCTGACCGTTTGGCGCAGGTTCGGTGCGCGCCGTGGGATGCGGACGTGGGTCACAGGACTACCAACTCGTCTTCTGCCATCAACTCGGTTGCACCCCATACCATCGCGTCCATGCGATTCGGAGAGGAGGCCGAAGGATCGTCGGGCTGGAACTGTGTCATTTCGTCCTCCAACTTGTGATGGAGCCCCACCATGTGTGCGCGTTTCTGCTCCCAGAGCATCGCGACGGGCTCAGCGCGTTTCGCCTTGCCTCGTGATGCCCAGACCAAGGAAACGGGCACGTTCCGGTTGGTTTGCGTAATGGCGGCTGACACAAGATCACCCCCATTGTTCTTTTCCGCTACGATACGGTCTGCTTGCCAATCGTTGTAGGCGGCGATAGCCACGGCGGGCCACGACACTTCGATGTCGCTGGCGGCTGGGTGCTTCCCCGACCGATCCTCCAGAACAAAGATATGGTCACGCCACGCTCCAGAGCCACGGCCCACGACGACAATGCCTGTTTCGTCCGACTCCTCGTGCGAGGACACGGCGGGGTCCACGGCAATGACGATCCGCGACATTTCGCAGGGTAACTGCTTGACGCGGCTGCCTTCGACCATCGACAGACTCCAGAGCGCGCCAGGCACGTCTTCCAGCAACTCGCCGTCCAATTCCTGCCGGCCGAGTCGTGTCCCTTCGTACTTCTTGACGACCGTTTCGATGAACGCCAGGGCCAGGTTCCGCTCGTTGTCCTTGGTGCGGCCTCGCGTCACCACGCAGTCTTTCCGCTTGAGAATGTCGCGGATCATCTGCGTTGGCTTCGGCGTGGTGGTGGCGATCCCCTGCGGGCGCGGCCCTAGTCGTAGGCCGAACATCAACTGATCCCACGTCGAAGGGTCAGACCATGCGGCCACTTCGTCGGCCCAAAACGCATCGTGCTGCGGCCCACGCAACCGCTCGGACTCCTCGGCCGAGTAGACGGTCGCAATCGCGCCATTGTCCCATGTCAGCCGCCGCTTGGACGGCTCATAGAGCGGGCGGTTCCACCGTGGCGAACAGGCCATGATCCCGCTCTCGCCTTCAATCATCACCTCCCGCCCGTCACCCGCCGTGGCGGCAACGAGCCCGACGCGACCGTGCGTGCCGGCCGTCACGCGGTCGATCACGAACTCGGCCCCGCTTCGGGTTTTCCCGTACCCACGCCCTGCCATCATCAACCACACAGTCCAGTCCCCGGAGGGCGGGAGCTGATCGTCTCGCGCCCAAAAGTCCCAGTCGTACATCAGCACTTCCAGCTCTTCCTCAGAGCAGTGCGTCATCACGTACTGCGCTTGCTCAGGTGTTGGGGCCACGGTTCCCTCTGGCTTCACTGATGACGCGGGACAACTTTTCCTTGGCGCGCTTGACCGCATCGGCCCGTTCGGCTTCCCCGGACCCACCGGCTCCGTCGCTCGACTTGTCGTTCTGTCCGAGCTTGTGCTTGCCCAGTAATTGCAGGATCGTACGGTCCCCAGCCATCGCGGCCATCAACTGCCGCTGGTGGAGCATGAAGCGATACTGTGTGCGCCCAAGCTCCAGCGCGGCCTTCCCGTCAAGTTGCAGGAGGCTCTTCTCGATACCCAACAGGGTCGCGATGTCGCGATCCGGCGCGCCGTTGGCCGCGAGCATCTGGGCGGCTTTGTGGTTAAACAGCGCGCCCTTCCTATCGGGCACGGTCTTAGTCAGGAGCTTCTGGATCATCGGCGGCAATCCGGCGACCCACGCCTTGAACATGGCTTCATCGACGCTTTCGATGCCGCGTGCGGCGGGCACGGTGCGCCCTGGCACAGGCACGGTCATCTTAGGCGGCGGCGCTTCCGGTTCAGTCGAGGCCGCATCGTCCTCTTCGGGCACCGCCGCCGCCGCCGACAGGAGCCCTGCCTTCTGGGCTTCGATGTGCG